TCCAACTCTTTACCAAGAACGGCCTGAACCAGCCTGAACCAGCGGCGATCAAACACGACCGGCCGAGACTGGAAACGATTAGCCCTGACGGTGTCGGATCGTGGGCGGCAATTGTGGGGGACATAGCCCAGGAGCTTCTCGGCTTAACGATGCTGCCGTGGCAGATGCACGTGTTGGATCAGATGCTTACTTTCAACGCCGATCAGGATCTTGTGCATCGATCAAGCCTTGTGTCCGTGGCTCGTCAGAACGGGAAGACCACAGTCATTCAAGCGCTCATCCTCTTCTGGCTAATTGAGATGCCGAAGATCCGTGGCCAGCGACAAACAGTCGTCTCGCTCTCGCACCGTCTCGATCTTGCTTGCATGCTCTTTGAAGAGATCGCCCCGATCCTAGAAAAGCGCTGTGGCGCCAAGGTCATTATGTCCTACGGCCGCTATCAAGCGACAATGCCAGACGGCTCAAAATGGTATGTCAAAGCCGCACGTCCTTCTGTCGGCCACGGCATGACAATCGACTTGGCAATCATCGACGAATTGTTTGACGTCTCCGACGAAGTAGAAGCAGGACTCTTGCCGGCTCAACGCGCCAGACGCTCACCCTTGACGGCCATGTTCTCCACGGCCGGCACGGAAGCGAGCCGATTATTTATTAGGCATAGAGAGAACGCGCTTCGGCTCATCGACCTCAAAAAGCCTTCGTCGTTCTACTTCGGGGAATGGAGCCCAGAGCCATCTCTAGATCCTCTCGCGGAATCTTCTTGGTATTGGGGCAACCCAGCGATCGGACACTTCCTAACGATCGAGACTTTGCGCCAAGAATCCGAAGGCCCCGATCGAGCACTCTTCTTGCGCGGATCCCTAAACATGTGGGTCGCGTCTGCAAACTCTTGGATCCCACACGGCCTCTGGCCAGACTTGCTCTACGAAGGAGAAGTCCCTGCCGGCGGAGTCGTCGCCGTAGAAGCTTCTATGGATGACACCAGATACTTTGCCACCCGATCCGTCTCCCTGCCCGACGGCCGCGTTGTGAACTCCGTGGCGTTTACCGCCGAAACACAAAAGGAACTACTGGAGCACCTAGCCGAAATTGCCAAAGACCCAGCCGTTAAGTTTGCGTTTTCCCCGACGATCGACGTGCTAGTCAACTCCGCCACGTTTGACCGCCGCCGAATAGTCGTCGGATACGGCGAGATTCTCAAGTACACACCCGTAGTCAAAAACATGATCCACGAAATGCGGCTCGTTCACACGGGAGAAACGATGCTTGCCGAACACGTCACTAGGGCTTGTCTCGTCCGCACCCAAGGCTCCATCGCCGTCTCATCCCAGAAGTCACCCGGCCCAATCGAGTTATGCCGCACCCTAATCTGGTCGGCAACATTGGCCTCACAAAACCGCGTCACCCAAAAGCCTTCACTAGTCATCGTCCCGAACTAGCATCCTCTCGGCAGCCGTTCGTGAGCCCTACCTTTCGTCGGGATCGGAAACGCCTCCGAGCGGTTGCCACCATAAACGCGCCAAGTGTGTCATGCTCTAGGGATGGGATTATTTGATCGCAAAGTAAGCAAGGCTGCTATCTCGCCGCCGCCGGCAAAAGCCGCAGCCGCAGGCGCGTTTAGTCCGGGCTACTCCAGTCAAAATACTGGCGTCAACATGATCGGCCAGTATTACACGTACCAAGAAGGCGAAGCGCGTAACCGTGCCGTACAGGTAGCCGCGATAAATAGAAGCCGCGATCTTATGGCATCTGTTATCGGCTGTATGCCGCTCAAGATGTATTCCGAAATGTGGAACGGCGATGAGATGGAAAAGGTTTACCTTGCTCCTCGATCATGGCTACGCCGACCAGATCCCGAAGTGCCTTACAACTTTCTTATGTCGTGGACGTTTGACGACTTGTTTTTCTTCGGCCGCGCGTTTTGGTACATAACATCACGCACCGCCGACGGCTACCCAGCATCGTTTACACGTCTTCCAGCCGGCTCAATCACCACGACCGACATGGCTGGGCCCGTCTGGTTTGCGCCATCAAAACAAGTTTACTTTCAAGGGGGCGAGATAGATCCGACAAACTTGGTGCAGATTCTTAGCCCAACGCAAGGACTAATTTATTCTGGAACGCAAGTAGTCGAGACTGCATTGAAGATTAACGATGCGCGCACTCGCAACGCATCTTCCAGCATTCCAGCCGGCGTACTTAAACAAACTGGCGGCGAACCATTAAGCGCACAAGAACTAGCCGATCTTGCCGCATCGTTTAACGCAGCGCGCGCAACAAATCAAACGGCCGCACTAAACGAGTTTCTATCTTACGAACCGACAACAATGAGCCCAGACAAAATGCTTCTCATTGAATCAGCAAACTACAGCGCCCTTGAAGCCGCTCGCCTTTGCAATGTCCCACCGTATCTCGTAGGCGTTTCGACCGGATCGTATTCCTACCAGTCATCTCAGCAAGCGCGCGCCGACTTGTATATCTTCGGACTCAAAATGTACGCCGAAGCAATTGCGGCCGCACTCTCTATGGACAATGTTCTTCCACGCGGAACCTACGTCGAGTTTGACGCAGAGTCCTATCTGGAAGAGAACTACATGGCCGACAAAGCCGACGAACCAACCATCCAAGAAAACACTCAAGAAGGATTAGCCAACCGATGATCAAATTAATTGCAGGAGACTTCACGCTTGACGCTGCCGCAGGCGACGCACCACGCCGAACGATCTCGGGAATTGCGGCGCCGTATAACGTTGACGCCACCGTTTCTGACGGAACCACCGTTCGCATTTTGCCGGGAGCCCTACCGACCGAAGGCAAAGCCCCACGACTCTTCATGTACCACGACGCCTCCCAGCCCGTAGGCGTTGTCACCGAACGCGTAGACACCCCAGAAGGCATGCTCTTTACTGCCAAGATCAGCGCTACTTCTCTTGGAAATGATGCGCTCATTATGGCCAGCGATGGCACTATTGACCAAGTCTCAGTCGGTATAAACCCCACCAAGTTTTCTTATTCCGACGACGGAACGATGATCATCGAAGAAGCTTCTTGGACGGAATTGTCACTAGTCCCCATTGGCGCATTCGGAGACGCAGCGCAGATCACAAAAGTCGCGGCCAGTATCCACCAGCCCGAAGAAGAAATAAGTAATAATGAAGAACAAGAACCTCAACAGGAGAACCCAATGTCTGAATCAGTAGAAACACCAGTAGTCGAAGCAACCATTCCAACCGCAGCAATTCCAGCGCAGCCAAAGCGCGAGTTTAAGTTGCCAAGCGCAGGCGACTTCATGGCCGCTTATCACATCGGCGGAGACACGTTTAAGAACATGAACAAAGCAGTCGCCGAATACAGCGCATCACAGCGCACAGCATTGCAGGCTGCCGCAGGCGACGTGCTTACCACCGACACCCCGGGCCTCTTGCCAGTACCCGTGTTGCTTCCACTCGTGCAGGATCTAAACTTCGTGAGGCCTACGGTAGAAGCACTCGGCGCTCGCGCGTATCCAGATGGCGGAGCATCAAAGACTTTCATTCGTCCAACGATCACCACGCACACAAGCGTCGCTACACAGTCAAGCGAACTCACCGCAGCATCGGCTACAACAATGGTCATTGCCTCGAACTCGGTTAGCAAGACAACTTTGGCCGGACAAGTTACCCTCTCAATTCAGGACATCGACTTCACGTCTGGCCCAGCGATGCAATTGATCCTCAATGACTTGATGGGCGAGTACATGATCGCCTCCGACAACTTGGCAGCAGACAACTTGCTTGCAGCAGCCAACTCGTCGGGCGTCTGGGACGGAACTCCAGAAGACTTGTTGAAGTCTGTTTACGACGCAGCAAACGACGTGTCAGCAAACCGTAACTGGATGCCGACCCACATGTTCGTCTCTGTCGACGTATGGGCTCAACTTGGTCAACTTGTTGACTCCAGCAAGCGTCCGCTGTTCCCATTCATCGGAGCAGGCCTCACCGGTCAGAACGCACTTGGAGCATCAAGCGCAGGATCTTGGAACGGAACCCCAATGGGCTTGCAACTTGTAGTTGACAGCAACTTTGCTGCAAAGACCATGATCATTACCCGAGTCGGCCAAGGCCAAGGCGACGCATTCGAGTTCTACGAATCCATTCGTGGCTTGATGAGCGTTGAAGTGCCGTCAACTTTGGGACGCACAATGTCCTTCCACGGTTACGTCTCAACCTTCGCCGCAATTGGTGGAATGATCCGCAAGATCACTCAGGCCTAGTCGAGAGCGGAGCATCCGCTCATGGCTGTTTACAGCGTCACCAACAAATACCTCATAGACGACTTCGCCGTCCTTCAACTTCTTACCCCGACGGAGTTGGAGGTCGGCCAGTCGATCACGGTTGCAGGCGTAGACGCCACGTTTAACGGCGCCTACACAATCCGCGCCCTTCCGCAATATCTTTACGAAGGCGTAGATTCCGAAGGCGACTTGCTTTACGACGTCAACGTACCAATCGCCAACCAAGTCCTATACGCAAAGACGGCCGCCGATGTAGATCGCACCGCCGCGTCTGGAACCTTGACATCAACTCCGACTTGCACATGGATCACGGCCACGGACATTGAGGACTGGTTAGGGATCGGAACCGCTACAGCAGCCGACGCCACATTCCTCACCATTTGCGCGGCTAGCACCAATCAATTTTGTTGGCGTCGACGTATGGAAGCCGGCTATGTCGATTCCCTTACGACTGTCCCTTCGCAGGATGTCAAACTTGGAACGATCATGTACGGAGGAGCTTTGTACCGTCAGCGCGGATCTATGGATTCCTTTGCATCATTCCAGTCAATGGGAACCGCTCCCGTCATGGGACTCAACGGAATGATCCGCCAACTCTTAGGCATTGACCGTCCGCAGGTTGCCTAGTGCCAGTCCCGACCTACACCGACTTATTTAATGAAGGCTACGACGACCTAGTCGCCAAACTCCAAACCGTTGTAGGGCTTCAAGTAGTTAACGATCCACGCAACATCGTCCCTCCGTGCGTGTTCGTCAACATTGACTCCATTGACGGCTTCAACTACAACATTGCCAAATTGACCTTCACACTTCAGATCGTGACGCTCGGCCCTGGCAACCTAGACGCCCAGAAGTCCCTACTCAACATGCTCGCTCAGGTGTACGCGCTCAACATTGGCATCATTTCAGGCCGCCCCACAAACGTCGACATCGGCGGATCCATGCTGCCGGCATACGAACTCACCGTCGCGACCCAAGTCCAAACGGCGTAATCCACACCTAGCGCCCGAAACTATGTCAAACTAAAACCACTACTCAAGGAGCAATCATGGCAACCTCAACAATCCTCTCAAACCCAAAAGTCCAAATCGGCGCTGCAATCGGATCGCTTGTGGACATCAGCGACCAATGCACCGCAGCGGTGTTCACGGTTGTCTCGGAGCCTTTGGAAGACACCGCTTTTGGATCCACATCGCGCACCTACACATCGGGCCTGTTTTCCAACTCCTTAACTTTGACGATGTACATGTCTTACGCAGCAAACGAAACCTACGCCACACTTTCTACACTTGTCGGAACAAAAGTCGTTGTCAAAGTAAACCCAACCGCAGCCGTTGACGGCTCAACGAATCCTGGCTTTATTTTAACCGACGGATTCATCTCTGAATTACCTGTGATTAACGCGGCCCTCGGCGAGTTACAAGTGGTTGATATTGAGATACAGGGCGGCGTTTACAGCGCAGACGTAACCAACCCATAATCACGGCCGTCCTCGGCCCGACACAAGGAGAACCATGAAGATCAAACTTAATGTCACGCGCGGAGAAGTAACCGAACAACTATCCACAAACCTTTTTGTCATTGCCGAATGGGAACGCCTAGAGAATCGCCGAGTGTCAGACGGACGCGGCATCGGTGCATCAGATCTAGCGTGTTGGGTACACACGTTGCTCACCATTAAAGGCGAGAAGCTTCCTGCGTCATGGCGCGAATGGCTTAAACAGAACCCAGACGTCGAGATCGCGGCGGAGGATGCAACCGATCCAAACCCTACGGACGCGGCTACCGCCGGCAACTAGCCGAACTGGTAGTCGCGACGGGATGGGCTCCGACGTTCTATGCGGATTCGTTTGACGCGCGCGACCTACAAACAATCATTAGAGTCCTTAATGACCAAAACAAAAAAGGACACAAATGAGAGACTCCGCTGGCGGCATTGAAGCACGGATAGAAGTGTTCGGCCTTGGCCAAGCGCTTAAGGATCTCAACAAGATCGACAAAGCACTCCGACGTGACATCACCAAAGACTACAAAAGCGTAACGTCTGGGCTTGTCTCAGACATCCAGTCGGCAATCCCGTTAAACTATCCGCTTTCAGGATGGCAACGCCAATGGCGTCTCCGTGGCGAGTACGAAGTCTTCCCATGGCCAACCGACCATTCCGTTAAGGCCTACATCAACACCAAAGCACCCAAAGAAGTCTTTGGCGGCAAAGTAAACCTTTCAACCTTTGCCATTAAATGGATAGGCGCGGCCGCATCTTTTTTTGACTTTTCCAAAAGTAATCAAATGGGCGCAGCCCTAACAGCCAAGTACGGCGACCCGTCGCGAGTAGTGTGGAAACAGTACGAAGCAAACAAAAGCGAACTTGAGACAGAGATGGCGCGAATCGTTGACCGCGTCGGAGAAGCCTTGAGTCGCGATCTAAGCGCAAGGTAACTCATGGCCGTCATTCTTCCAATCATCAGCGAATACGATCCGAAGGGCGCAAAGAAGGCGATCGCCCAATTTAAGCAACTAGAAGGCTTCGGCGCTAAAGCAAACTTTGCAATTAAGAAGGCAGCAATCCCAGCGGCCGCAGCAATGGCCGGCTTAGGCGTAGCCCTTGCAGGCGCAACTCAAGCGGCAATGGAAGACGCAGCGGAACAGGCGAACCTTGCGCTCGTCATGCAGAACGTCACGGGCGCAACCGACGCACAAGTCGCCGCTCAGGAGAAGGTGATCGCCTCGATGTCTCGCGCTTCTGGCGTCGCGGACAGCGAACTTCGTCCAGCCTTTCAATCGCTTCTTGTAGGGACTAAGGACATCACTAAAGCCAACACCGCTCTCGCGCTCGCTCAGGACATCGCACAAGGCTCTGGTAAGGATCTAGCAACCGTCTCCGACGCGCTTGCCAAAGCGTACGGAGGCAACTTTAAGGCGCTCGGACAACTCTCCCCAGAGATTAAAGCAATGATCAAAGATGGAGCAACGCTTGACGACGTGATGAATGTCCTAGGCGGAACCTTTGGAGGAGCCACGGCCGCAGCCGCAGAAACCGCAGCAGGCCGCATGAAGATACTAAAGAACTCGCTAGACGAAACCAAAGAGTCAATCGGCGCCGCACTACTCCCAGCCGTAGAAGCCATTCTGCCGCTAGTTCAAAAGTTTGCAGACTGGGCGCAAAACAATCCTAAAGCTTTCTTGTTTATTGCCGGCACTATTGCCGCTATTGCAGCCTCGATCATGGCCGTCAATTTTGCAATGGCCCTAAACCCGTTTGCACTCATTGCCGCAGGGATCGTTGTATTGGTTGCAGGATTAGTGCTTGCTTACAATAAGTTTGAATGGTTTCGTAACGGCGTCAACACAATGATTAACACGTTGCTTAACGTATTCGAGGCTATGGCAAACGCATTTTTGGCGGCCGTAAACACCATTATTAAGGCATACAACGCCATCCCGTTATTGCCTAACGCGCCAACACTTCCAGCGTCCGTCAATCTGCCAAACATCGGGCAGGCTCCAGCAAAGCGAGCCGTCAACACTCCCGGCGGAATACGCATGATGGCCGAAGGCGGCATTGTTAATTCGGCAACTCTTGCAATCATTGGCGAAAAAGGCCCAGAAGCCGTCATCCCATTAGACCGCATGAAGAACGGCAACGGACAAAACATCACCGTCAACATCACAGGCGGCATATCCACATCGGCAGACATCGGCCGCGCCGTCGTCAACGCTATTAAAGCCATGAACCGTGTAGACGGCCCAGCACAAATACAAGTCGCCTAATGGCTACGTCAATCGTTGAATCGGGATCCTACGATCTTCTTATTGACACAGGCTTCTTAGTCAACGCATTCGTTCTAGACGACACCCTTAAAGGCGTTCTAAATAACACCGAATACGTCCTAAACGGAACAACACAATACGCATCCGTCATTGAGGGCTCCACAAACATCACCGTCACACGCGGCCGCCGCGACATCGGAGACCAATTCACAGCCGGCTCAATGAACTTTAATCTTCTAGACGGCTACGCAGGAGGCGTTTTCAATCCGTTCAATCAGAACTCGCCATTCTTCGATACTGCAAACGATCAACCCGGACTAGCCCCAATGCGAAACGTCATTCTTACACGCGAAGGCGAAGAACTCTTCAACGGTTACATCATTGACTACACCTACAACTTCAACCTTGGCGGCCTAGACGAAGTCAGCGTCCAATGCGCCGACCGTTATTATGTCCTCTCGCAGACATACATGGCCGAATACAACGTCTCAGAAGAACTTGCAAACGTGCGCGTAGAAGCCGTTCTTGATCTTCCAGAAGTCAATGCTTTTCAATTGCCGGGCGAACGTAATATAGAAGCTTCTAGCGTCCTACTAGGCGGAGCCGCCGCCTACACCGTCCCGAACGGAACATCCGTCGCCGCATACATGGCCAAGATTAATGAATCCGTGCAAGGTCGAATCTTCGTGGCACGTGACGGCACGTTTACCTTCCAAGATCGAATCGGGACGACTCTCTCCGCGTCCGTTGCCGACTTCCACGATGACGGAACGGCAATTGCATTTGACGCCGTCGGCATAAGTTTTGAAGCGAACCAAGTGGTCAACCGCGCATCTGTAACTCATGCCGGCGGAACCCCAGAAGTTGCCGAAGACCTAGCATCCCAAGCGACCTACTTCATTCAGACTCAATCAATCTCCGACGCGCTTGTCCACAACGACGCAGCGGCCCTAGAACTTGCCCAGTACCTTCTCGTAGCCGAACCCGAGCCACGCTACACAAGCGTCTCCACACCGTTCTCCACGCTCACAGACGCCCAGCGCGACATCGTGGCCGTTATCGAAATCGGCAACACAATCACCATAGAGAAGTCCTTTAATACGGGCATCACCACCACTCAACTAGCCCAAGAGTTAGCCGTAGAAGGCATCCAACATCAGATCGACTTATCGTCTGGGCATCGGATCACGCTATTCACAAGCCCCACCACGCTCGTTTTTGAATTGGTGCTAGACGACCTAATTTACGGAATCACCGACGCAGACAACGTGCTCGGGTAATATACCGATATGGCAACACCCACCACACTTCCAGCGACGTTCGTCGCCGGCAACGTCCTTGAGGCTGCACAATTAAATAATTTGCGCGGCGCGTTTCGTGTCTTGCAAGTAGTTGAGGCAAACAAACTAGACGTATTTAGCACCGCGTCCGCGTCTTATGTTGACGTAACGGGTTGGACGGCCACCATTACGCCGAGCGCAACAACCTCCAAAATCCTTGTTGTCTATTCTGCAACAACCAGCGTCAGCGGTGGAACATATACGGGATTCCAAATTGTGCGCGGCTCTACCGCGATCGGTAACGGCACAGCAAGCGGCAGCCGTGTTGCGGCTAATAAGGCTTACTACGACGCGGCAGCGTCTGGCGGAGAGTCAATTTATGGCTCATTTTTAGATAGTCCGTCAACGACAAGCGCAACGACCTACAAAATGCAAGTCAAAAACCATACAACCAACACGCTGTATGTCGGCGCAACTTTTACAAACGTAGACAACGCGGCCTGCTATTCAACGCTTACCAACATTACGCTCATGGAGATATCAGCATGACCGACTACGCAGCAGTCTTAACCGCCAACTACCCCGGCACACAATGGGCAATTAACGCCAACGACTACTCAACTTTGCAATGGTTTGACAGCACCCCACAACCTACGCAAACCGAACTAGACGCCGCATGGCCGCAAGTTGATTACAACAATCAAGTTGCAATTATTGAGACAACACGTCGAGTCCAATACGAAGCGCAATCAGACGGAATCTTTTTTGAATGGCAACGCGGCACAAATACTAAAGAAGCGTGGGAAGCCGCAGTACAAGCAGTCAAAGATGCCAACCCATACCCACCGCCGTTGGCCTAAATATGCGGCGCTGCTCTTTATGGTTGCAGTAGTAGCGGCGGTCTTAAATGGATGCAGCAGCACAAGAGTCAACATTGAGCCAAATAGGTGCTTTACGCGAACGGCTTGCGATGTCGCCAGAGGATAAACACGCACGACTAATCCTGATCGTAGGCGTGACCATGTCAATCAGTTTTGCGGCCATCGTTCTTGGCTTCGTCTACGGCCTACTATTCGTAAACCAGCCTCTTGAACAGGCACCAAATGACGCCGCCTTTATAGATCTACTCTCAACCGTTGTCGTATTTTTGACCGGGTCTTTAGGCGGCCTACTTGCATCTAACGGAATAAAAAAAACAAAACAGACAGGAGCAACAGATGAAACCCAGCGATAAAGCAATGATCTCCACCTACATCAACAGCGCCATTGCAGCAGCAGTCGCGCTCTACATGTCAGGCAACACCGACCCAAACGACCTACTTGGTGCAGCCATCGCAGCAGTAGCACCACTATTTATCGGATACGTCAACCCGAAAAACAAGGCTTATGGCATCGGCAAAAACCCCGAAGCCTAAAGCCAAACCGCTTCCGATCGTCGGCGCTAGGCCGTACACGGGCAACACGGACGGCGCATCACCTAAACGACGTGCCGGCATGGACGCCTTTATCAAAGAAGTCATCTGGTTAGGCCAAGGCGCTCTTTGGGATAACGGCTCGTATGGCGTAAGAAATATGCGCGGCAAAGAATCGCTTTCGGTACATGCCACGGGCCGCGCCGTCGATCTCTCATACCGTCCAAGCGCAAGCAAAAAACTTGCAAACCGTAAGGACGCGCTGGAAGCAATCGAGAAGCTTTGCGCCAATGCAAACGATCTCGGAATAGAAATGATTATTGATTACTTCCCACAGCCATTTGGCCGCGCGTGGAAATGCGATCGGCAAGCGTGGAGCAAATACAGCAAGCCAACCGTCTCAGGCGCACCCGGCGGAGACTGGTTCCACATTGAGATCACACCTCAAGCGGCAGACTCCCCAATCTTCGTCAAAGCCGCATTCTTAAAGGCATTCGGGGAAATCCACCCTTACTAGGCAAGTCTTGGCTAAAGTCGGAATACCGACGAAAGGCCATTCTATGACCGATCCACAAATCTTCGACTATCTGGTACTCAAGACAGTTCTTGACAACGGCCAAGAAGTCCTTGTGCAGATCTTTATGAACGGCGGATCCGAGGCGCAATACCTAGCCGGCCGTATGTCCTTTAGGACAGCCACGGGCGACTCATGGTCACCCCCCTACGAATTGGAGAAACAATGATTACAGCCCCACAAATCATCATTAGCGTCATCGGTAGCCTATGGGCGCTAACGGCGTTCCTAGGCGTTGCTAGGAGCCTCCCAGAGCCTTCTGAGATGCCACCCGTAGAAGTTGTCGTGCCGGCGTCAGTCCCGATTACGACCACGACAATTACGACGATCGCCACGTGTGACGACGCGCTTCAACTAGCCCTCGATCTCGGCTTCCCAGCCGACCAATTGGCCACGCTTGAATTGGTCATTTACCGCGAGTCTCGATGCCTCCCACACGCGCACAACATCAGCGATCCGATGGGCGGCTCATACGGCCTCACCCAAATTAACGGCTTCTGGTGCTTACCTAATTCCCAATGGCCGATCGGATGGCTGCAAGCCAAAGGGATCTTGGACGAATGCTCCGACCTATTCAACGCCACCACGTCACTTCGTGCCACCCATGCCATATACCTAAACTCAGGCTGGAATCCTTGGAGGACTGCAAAGTGAACGAAACGCCCTATCCCGAAAGCGGCATCAGCGAAGAAATGCGAAAACAACTATTCGCATTTATTGACGAAATCATTACGCCAAATCCACACGCCGAACTCATTCGACGTTTACGCGCAATCCGTAACGGAATGACATTGGAAGATCCGATGCCATTGCACGACATCACCACACTCGACAAAGCAATTCAAGCATTGGAGGCGCACTCATGACCGACCTATTCCATCCTTCGCTTCCATACAACGGACACTCAGGCCACGTTGCCGGCTCAGAAACATCTAAGGCTCGCGCAATCTCCGAAGACGCATCAGGCGTTACGGCATCACGCCAAAAGCAGATTCTTGAAACGCTGCAAGGCTGCAAAGTCGGCTACACGTGGAAAGAATTAGCAGGCAAACTAGGGCTACATCACGGCCAGATCTCGGGCGCACTCTCAGCGCTACACAAAGACGGCTGGGTCTTTGCATTAAAGCGCGAACGCAACGGCTCCCAGATCTACATGCACTACGGCTATCGAGACGAACACGGCGCCGCCACGCGACTTGACTTCCCAGCGGTCACGCGCTCAAGCGTAAAAAAGGCAGCAATTGACGATCTTGCTAAAGCCGTAGAAGTGTTCTTAGAGACGCGCACATTCCAGACCGAGGATCAACTTCGCGCCGCGTTCAACGTGTACAATTCGCTCACTCATACCGACTAAAGGACACCCGACATGGCATTCGATCTAAGCAACTACGAAACAGTAGAAGATCGCCTCATTCGATTCTGGGCAGATCACCCGAACGGCCGCATCGCCACGTCACTCATCGCGCAAGACGGGGATCAAGTAATCTTCCGTGCCGAAGTGTTCTTTGAGTTCATAGACACATGGCCCAAGGCGACAGGATACGCAGAAGAGATCCGTGGCTCATCGCCAGTCAACAAAACAGCCCACATTGAAAATTGTGAGACATCGAGCATCGGCCGCGCTCTAGCAAATGCCGGCTACGCGACACACGGCAAACGGCCGTCACGCGAAGAAATGTCCAAAGTGTCCCGGACGGGGAGTCCCTCAAAGGATGAGACCCACGCCTCCTCGTCTGGGCAATTCGCTACACCTAAACAAATCGGATTCTTAAAAGCCTTAGCGCGAGGTAAGGAACTAAACGACCTAGACCTACTGGAGTTTATCCATGCCACGCTGGGCGTCTCAGATGTCGTCCTAGAGACGCTCACAGGAGCACAAGCCTCAACCGTGATAGATCGCCTCAAGTGATTAAGTTTGACGCCTCCGACCCACACGCCTCACGGCTTAGAGATCAGCACTATCAGATCCAAGACCTACTGATCAGCATTGACGAACTTAAAGCCCAGATCACATTCTTGACGCTGGAGCGCGACGTGTTCATTGAACAGGCCCGACGATGACCGAATCAGACTTCCAGAAAGTTGTGATCAATCTGGCAAAGATGCATGGATGGCTGGTGCATCATCCGATGCCGGCTATGAACAAACGCGGCGTTTGGGCTACTCATGAACTGGGTGATCACGGCTTCCCTGACCTTGTGCTTGCACATCCTTCGGGCCGTGTTATATTCGCAGAACTTAAAAGCGATAAAGGCAAGATCTCACCCCTTCAATCACGATGGATTACAACGCTTCAACAAGGCGCCGTCGTATGGGTATGGCGACCAGCCGACATTAACTGGATCTCCCAATATTTAAGTCTTAAAGGACGCACAACTTCATCAGTCTCATCGACCTAAGCCATTCGCACGGCAGTTGGTAACACACGGCAACGTGGGTAGATCGTCGCGTCCTGAAACATGCAACACGAAATGCGTTAGGCGAAGCGACGAAGCGAGCCGTCAACATAATCGGCTAGGTAGTGCAAGGGTACGGAGTGAGTGCATCCCGTGGGTGAGCATTACCGCATTAGGCTTGATCGTGCCGGCATGACATACCGTTAACAAACCCAACTCAACAGACTCGAGCCCGACATGATGAACTACTACTACTCGCGAGGACAAGGCGCTTGCGCCGCGTCAGCCCAAGCCGAAGGCGCGGGAGCATGACACGCCAACGCTCCGAGTACGACACAAAGGCCTACAAAGACGCAAGACGCCAACTTCTGCGCGATGAACCATTGTGTCATTGGTGCCAGAAGAACAAAGCAACGGAGGCCGATCATCTCGTTGAGCACGATGCAGGAGGCTCAATAGCAGACGGACTTGTGCCGGCTTGTAAGCCATGCAACTCATCACGCGGAGCAACATACAAAAATAAAAACGACGCGATACGAATACAAAAACGAAATGTTACTCAAAACGGTTTTTTGTATAGAAGTGAAACGCC